ACTGCACTCGCGGCAGCGACTGGAGCAGAATATGCTACACAGATCCATGGACGCATACCTAAACGGTATGACAGTTCCCATTCACGTCCCATGTAGGCATAGATGCCGATCAGGAAGTGGAAGACTACCAATTGGAAAGGACCACCATTGTAAAGCCATTCATCCAAGGATGCTGCTTCCCAAATGGGGTAGAAGTGAAGACCGATTGCGTTTGAAGAAGGAACAACTGCACCAGAGATGATGTTGTTGCCATACATGAGTGAACCAGCAACGGGTTCACGGATACCGTCAATGTCCACGGGGGGAGCAGCGACGAATGCTACGACGAAACAGATGGTTGCCGCCAACAGTGTTGGGATCATCAGTACACCGAACCAACCGACATACAGACGGTTGTTAGTTGATGTTACCCACTCGCAGAATGATTCCCACGAGGAAGTAGATTGTTGTCTTGAAAGAGTTGAAGCCATTGTATTTGAAAAAAAGTAAGACCATCAGGGTAATGGTGGAGTTACTATTCCCTCTGCACCCTTAGCAGAGGTATTAGAGACGTTGTTTATACACCCTATAGGTCTCGGTTTGAGGGGTGTTACGAACGATTAAGAAATGTTTTGGTTTCTTAACCAACTGACTTATTTATAATAACAGGAAACCCTAGATCTGTCAACCCTTTTGCGTAGGTAAATGTGCTTATCTTTAAAGGTCTCCAAATTTATCTCGCATATCTTCCATTGCTTTTTTCTTCTCGGCGTAAATACCATCAATGTATCCAGCACGGTACTCCCATGTCTGCCCACCCTCTGTTCCTTTTACTGGGTTAATACATTGATTGTCGCCTAATTTATTGCAAACGAGACCAGCAAGGTCTAGTTCACTTCTATCATAGGATGCAGCTGTGCCTCTAAACATATGCTTGCCGTTAATCCAAGTAGCACCACATTTAGGACATTCTTTTCTCTCTAGTTTGAGATCCGACAGTTCCTTATCGTTGGTCATAGTTTTAATTTCGTATAGTTTTTAAGAGGAAAATATAATCTTGCCTAATAGTCTTATAGCATCAAGATGCTTTTTTCCCCAGGGAATGGTATGCCAACATGTGGAACCATCATCTTTTAAGATCCAGACATTAATTGATCTCATAAAAAAATACCCATAATGGGTATTTAGGTAGAATTTATATGATTTTATAAGTATATGTTGATATGATATTAAATGCCCTGAGTGGCAGGAACCATCATACCACCATCAAAATGATCGTCATCATCATCTGTAGTCTCAACTAAGAGTAACATAAAAAAGAATGGTGTCAATAGAAAAATGACTGTTTGTGCAAATTCCAGATTCATGATTCTCTCGCTGCTGCTCCAATAGGAATTAGCATCAGCAATGCTGCGACTACAAATGCCATCACCAGATACCTGGAATGATCTGTCCTGTAGATGCATAAGCACCCATTGCTGCAATGACTCCGATCATTGCTGCCCAACCGTTAATACGTTCTGCGTTTTCGTTCATGAGTTTTCTCCAAGTGTAAGATAGAATTTAGTTTGATCTGTTGGTGCATTCTCATAAAATGAGATGTCACCATAAGTTTTGTGGTCTTTGTATCCAACCATACGACCTTTCGTATTTTGGATAGCTCCCATCATAGCAATGATGAGAAAGATTGCAGGTGGTCCAATGATAAGAGCACCACCGATCACATAATATGTGAGGACTTCAAGTAGAGAGGGTTCCATTCAGTTCCAAAGTTTTGTTGTAAATAATTACTCTACCATTATCATGAGTGAATACTAATTCGTCATGATGACCCCAGCAGAGTTCTTCATAGAGGGCATTCAACCGCTCCATGTCTTCATAGAGTTGATTGGGGTTAGTCATTAATAGTCAAGGGTCTCCTTAATCAGAATCCAAATGCACCGAAGAAGAAAACACTGCCGCTGACAGCATAAGAGACTACTGCTGAAACAAATCCTAGCATAGCAACACGACCGTTCAACTTCTCGGCACGTTCAGCATAGGTCTCAATGCCGTATCTGTCAAGTGCTTCCTTTGTCATATACATGGTAGGTTCTGTGGCATACATGTTTGTACGTCCACCGTCCTCAGTTGTTACAGTCATGTTACACTCCGTAATGTTTCTTTACACAGTATATAGCAAATCTTAAATCTTGTCAAGCCCTTATGTCAGTCAAATTTCACAAAGAATGTAACGGTAACTACTTCTAGCTGAGTAACATTAGCATATGATACCCTAAAGTTTACTCTATCTCCTGCTGTAAATGCAATGGGAGAGCTACTCCAGTCTTCAATAACAGAAAAATTTTGTGCCGAATTACTTCCATTCATTACCAATGTATTAGTTGTATTAGTTGTGTCACCATTAATTGACAATGCTAGACGGAAAGATTGAATTTGATTTTCAGAATGAACTGAAGCGGCATATACTTTACCAGCATAAGGCATTACAGCACCCTCGGTGTTGTCTGTTCCTCCTTGGAACTCAGACCCACCAAAGACCATCGTAGAGTTTACAGCGGGCAATCCAATTCTACCATTAATACCACAAGTAAATGCCATTGCAAGACCGCCTAGGACGCCCGCAGACGATGTAGTACCTGCCCATCCATCAGTTGATGTAGTAGTACCAGTTACTGCTGCTCCAGTAGAAGTTGTATTTAAGTATGCTGATGTAAGTCCTGAAGAACCAGTTGACAAATATGTTGATGCAATATCTCCACTGACATCAATACCACTACTAGTAGTTTCAAATCTTGGTGTTCCTGAATATCTAAGTTCTACACTTCCGCCCTGAGTACATGTAATATAAGGATCACCGAGTCCTTGCTTAGCTCTAATAAGTAATTTATCAGTTTGAATAGTTGATGCTACAGGCGAATTACTATGATAGATCGTAAATTCCTGAGCTGTCCCCATCCTAACAGCATTTGTAGCAGGAGAACTATTATTATATCCTATATTTACTTGATCTAAAGTTAATGTTGAAGTAGTAAGTGACGTTCCATCAAGAACTGTAGGTTCAGTGGCATCATTAAAGGTAATATTTTTTCCCACAGGAATATTAATTCCCTCTGTCGCAAGGAATGGTCCCAATGCGTCCTTACTTAATACTTCGTCTGCTCTTAGTCTTGACATTTAATTACCACGTAGCGATTGCAACTCTCTTCCATGTATCTGTGCCAACGCAAACATAAAGATAGTTTGCATCCCAACAGATCTCTCCTTCAGTGCCAGTATCACTAGCAGAAGCAATAGTTCTGGCACCTGTCACTGTTAATTTTTTACCAGTGGGAATAGTAAGACCTTCAATCGCAGAGACGGCACCAGTCTCTGCAAAGTTACAGATTTCATCTACTTTAATTCTGGACATGATTTTTGATTATTTATCGTGGGTATAGTTGACCGGAAGAAGGTCTGCTAGTATGAAATGCTTCTGCTGCTGTATCGTAAAGACCACCACTAGGAAATCTAGAAAGTATAAAGTTTTTTGGAGTATAAGGTCCGATTGGATTTTCTCCAAATGTAATTGCAGGAGTAACAAAAGCAGTATTTGTTGTTGGTAGACCACCACTAAAACCAAAATCCTCTGCTCCCGCAGTAGGAGCAATTGAAAGTGTATGAGATACTGGTGTGTAAGGCATTAGGTTGTCCTCGCGAGAAGTAAGATACCCATACTAGAGCTGCTCTCAAGATCATCCAGAGAGTTTTGGTTGGTTTGCCATGCTGCTCTGATCACTTCATAAACCTCAGACGCACTAATAGTAACCGTGTCTCCTGGTCTAAAGTTAGTTAAACCTGGAGATGTAGAAACCTGAAGTAGTACAAAATCGTCAGGTAAAGTATAAGGAACTGGCATCATCTTTCTAGACAATGGAATTCCTTTCATGGGACGATAGTAATCTGCAGCTGCACTTACAGAGTATCCACCATAATTGTCATAGGTAGCATCTCTAAAGTATGATGTTGCTTGGCTAGAAAAGTTATTGTTGGTATCAATATTACATGAATATTCATCTTCATACTCGTCCTGGAGGTAATCAGTGGCGTCTCTATAGTATCCATAAAAAGCTTCTCTAGCTAATGTCTGAGAATCTGCAGGTTCATCACCCGGAGAAGCATAATACTTATATCCAGGAGGGACAAAGATATTTTTTAAAGTTCTACTGCTGCTGGTCCATTGACCAGAACAACCCATCCAAACATGATCTAAATCAAAGATATTTGAACCAATTTGATCTCCTTTGGTTAGGTAGAATGTTCCATATTGGTGATCAATCTCATTAATAGTCTGAACAAATTGAATTATAGCGAAGTTACCATCTTGAGGAGACTGTGCGTTATAAGAATAAATCTTTAAAGGATATGCTGCGGGAGTAGTGGATGTAGCAAAATCAACGGTTGTCCGGTAACTTCCATTATTACTAACTCCTTGGTAACTAGTTTGATAATCTAAACCCGCTCTACCTGTATGGAATCCATAATCATTTCCATTACTATTTCCACCTGTTGTTCCCTTACGGTTCAACCAATGCATGAATGAACCAGCAGAAATCCACATAGTGTGAGGATCAGCATCAGTATGAATTCCAAATGTATAGTATGAAGTACCGTATTTTTTAGCAGCATCATTTTCTAGTTTTATTGTACCAAAGTAACCATTATCAGATTTTTGGAAGAAGTTAGGTCCAGCACCAAGACTAGTAGTTACAATTTCTAATTTAGCATCATTAGCACCAGTGGTAGTTTCATCTACAGCAACACCAAAATCAACATCGTTACCAGGACTAACTCCCCCAATCTGATCACCAGGAACTGTAAATACGTCTCCAGTATTCCATCCTTCTGCAACATTCATAATGGTGACGCCAAAAAGCTTGCCGCCGTTGTAGTAAGGATAGTTTTCATTAAAAGTTACATAAAATCTAAGATCTAATGCCCCCCTACCACCAGATGCAGGAACAGTATAGTTATAATGACTGTAATATTCACCGCCACTTGCGCTGATGCGGGTACTTGCATGAATAATAATATTTCCTGCCATACCAGAAGTAGTATTATTAGCATAGATATATTTCTGCATACTATTCTCTTCATAATCATTAATATTAAAATCAGGAAATCTGAGTTCAGTAGGCAAGTATGAATTTAATTCAGTTTGGCGATAGTATTTTGTATCCATCCTCAATCCATTCTGATTTGCACCACCATCAAAATCAAGCGTTGGTGGATTTAACTCATTACCATTGAAATCATCTGGCCAGGCGGTGTGACTAGTACTATATGGTCTATAATTACCATTTGCTTCTGTGTATTGTCTTATAAGTTTATCTGAAGCATAGTCATCTACATTTGAACACAATGTAAATTTCTGACCAAGTGATCCAGAAATTCTAGTAACTGTAAATGTTGCATCACCATTACCAGTAGTAATTGTGATAAGATCACCCTTAATATATCCAGTTCCTGCAGTATTAATTGTAGCGGTCTCCAAAATACCAGCACTTGAGGTAAAGTCAATCGTCAACCCTGTACCAGATCCACCCGTAGTAGCAACATCAGTTCCAGTTACCCCATAACCTGTGCCCGCATTGGTCAAAGTAGTATGAGTAGGAATACCAGGAGTCCTATTATAAAAATAAATATGGTCACCTTTTAATACATTAATATCATTGTTATCAGTAACACTAGAAAATGCCTGGACAAGAGGACATGTCCTATTAGCGTTCATGGCAGAAATTGCAATTTCTGTTGCACCATTAGCATCTGATAAAGTTGCTGCAAGTTTAAAAGAATCGTTATCTACTTTGATAATATAATATGTTGTACCAAATGTTAGTTCGGTGATACCAGAAAGAGGATCCGTTGGATAATAAGTAGTATACCCCCAAACAACAGCATCACCAGTGCTAAATTGATGTTCTACCGAAGTAAATGTATTGGTAGTTTCATCAACTTCAGAAGAATTAATAAAAAGTTTCTTTAAAACTCTATATGCAGTAGTACCATTTGCCTGTACATCATAGCGAACAGTCTTTACTGACCGAAATGGCGCTATACCATAAGCAGTATTAAAAGAGTTGTCAAATCCAGTGTGTGAATAATTGGCGTTGCATCGTGCAACATCATCATCATACGATCGCACACTCTGAGGAACTCCATCCTTTTGAGTACCTGAGTTCCATCCTAAATCACCAAAGACTTCTTCCAGAGCATCCATAACGTGCCCTGCATTCCATCCAGTGTTTCCATTATTAACTTGAACTGTGTTTTTTAAAACTGACATTTTATGCCTCTAATCTAATTGCGGTAAGGGTTACGTTAATGGTTGCTGCAGCACCAGAACGATTGGTAACTGCAAGATATACTGTATCTGTCGCACTAGGCGAATCATTGTTATAACCAAAAGCAGCAGGTGCCATCCTAACTACTCCTGATCCTCTGGATTCAGCGATGACTCCTGACCCAGTGCCAGGATCATTTCCTTCACTTCGGGTAGCATCTGCTGTTCTAGCAGCAGCATCAGTATAGACTCGCACCCACGCATCAGCATCAGTTTCAATTTTAAGTAAAGTGTATGCTTTATATGCTGTTATATTTAGGTCTCCGGTAGCATTATCTACCAATGATGATGTAGTTCCGTTGAAACTTTGACGTGCTTGTAGACCAACAGATCCACCAGCAGCAACAGTGACAACACCACCAGCGTCAATAGAAAGACCTGCGCCAATTTTAATACCACCCAAGGTGCCAGCGGCAGCGATTGGTAATACATATCCTCCAGCAGCAGCTGCGATATTACCATTAGCATCTACAGTAATAGTAGTGCCGTCAGGAATAACACCACCCAGTGCTGATGTTGTAGCAGCGGGTAATGAATATGCAGATGGAATAGATGGTTTATTAAGAATCTGCGCTAACCCAGTAGTAGCATTCCAATCCGATTGAACTGGTGCTGTACTAGAAATGGTTGCTGCTTTATTAACAGAGTCCCATGAGATATTAGTGCCACCAGCCCCGACAAGTTCAAGTTGATCGGTAGATCCTACAGATGGATCAAGATTAAAGATTACATTATTTGATGTAGTGTTAGTGCCATAGAGATCATAAAGAATAGCAGATCCACCACCACCGCCACCAGAGGAGAGAACCGTGATAGTTCCAACCATATTAGAGTGAGCACTACACTGGTAGTAATATGTCCCAGCAACTGTAGGTGTCCAAGAAACTGTAGCAGTTCCTTCTCCAGAAGCAGCAGGATTGTTTACGCTAGAACCACCATTCGCAACCCTAATATACATTGGGTGCCCTACATATGTGGCAGTATTATTAAAGGTAATTGTATCACCAGCATAAAGAGTGATTGAAGGATCAGCATCACCACTGAAAGTGTTACTGCGATCTGATCCAGTGAATAGATAATCTCCAGTTTGAGAAGCAGTAGTAATATTATATGTGGTAGGAGTAGTTCCTACTTGAGCATTAATTACCTTATTTGTGTTGTCATATGTGAAAGAGATACCCAACTGAGTACCATTAAGAAGTGCCTGTGCAGCAGCATCCTTGGCTTCACTATCACTATAGGATGAACCTCCCCCAGATCCAGCACCTTGTCTCAGAGTAATTGTATTCTCATCTGTTCTCTCAACAGTCAGACCATCAGCACCAGCGAATACAATATCATCAGTAGATGGTGTGCTATGAACATTTCCACTAGCAGTATAATGTGTACCAGTTAATCTAAGTTTTACTGTATTGCCTGCTCCTGTCTCAGAAGAAACGGTATACTTTTTAGAACTGAATGTTAATGTATCACCCGATGCGAAAATTTTTGTTTCACCATAGTAATTTTCAAGAAACGAAACTGTATCTGTTGTAGTATCAGATCCAGTCAGAGTTAATAAGTTATTACCATCAAAACTTAAAGTATATGTGGTGTTAGTATCCTGCTGAATGTCAGTATATCTTGCAACTCTATACCATGAGTTACCAGCAGCATAATAAAGTTGGTCATCATCATCATTAAAGGCGATTGCACCTTCGTATGTCGTGGCACTTGGGAAACTTCCCTGCTGATCATACCAAAATGGAATCTTACTCGCTGTTTGTGTAGCAGTAGTAATACTATTAACACCTGTTAGATTGCTATTAGTATCTACAACTAGTGTAGAATCTGAAAGAACTGTTCCATTTACCCCATCAAACAATGCAATAGCATTATCTGTTGTTGTACTAGGAGCACCTACAGTTCCTGATAATGAAGTAGCGAATGTTACTGTATTATTATTTCTAGTAATGGTAATATTACTACCACCTTTCAAGATTAATGCATCAGAACTACTATCAGATCCTGTCAGCGTAGCACTGGCACCATCTACCTCATCAGCAAAAATTAAATCATATGTAGTATTAGTATCTGTTCCAGTGAATGTAATAACACCAGCATTTTCTGCCAGGGTTACACCTCCAGCACCTGTGAAGGTGACTTGATCCTGCTGTCCTGTAGCATCTCCAGTACCGGTGAGTCTCAACTTAACATCATTTGCAGCAGCATTAACTGATGCAAACGCATATGCACTATTAGTATCAGTGAATGTAATCCACTTTAATCCAGAACCAGTAGATGCTAAAATTTGATTATTAAGTCCAATCCCATCCGACAAAGTAATTGTCGCACCATTCAACTCAAGGGTTTCCCCCGTTGAAATTTTCGCTCCTTCAGCGAAAATAACTTTATCGTTATTCGCTAAATTTACTAGTTCGTCAACTAATAGTCGTGACATTACATGTCCTTTATACTTTCCTTCAAAGTATTTATAAATCTATTAAGGGACGTAAGAATACCATCCAGTAGCAAGATACTTATATTGTGTTTGACTGATCACACCATGATGATAGTGTGTCCATGAAGTAGGCCAAAATACTGCTCTTCCTTGAACAGCATCAGTAATCAAATTATACTGAGGAAAATTAGTGCCACCATCATCAGTAACCGTATTAAGATAAATCATCCATACCACGACACGCTGGCAAGTGTGCTTGAATCCTGCCTCACAATGTGGTTGTGGATATCCTCCACCAGGAAGATACTTCTGAAGATTATAATTATTTTCTAATCCCCAGTACCCTATTTTATTCAACTCAGGGTTTTTAATTTTATAGTCATCAAGACATTTACATAGGGCACCATGTATCATGGTATCTACTACAGTTTTATTTCCAAATCTATTATGTACGTCCCAACTATCTTTCATTGAAAGATTAACGCCATCACCGATCTCCCCACGCTTTATTCCAGAAGAGTTATCAATATAACTGATGATACTATCACATTGATCTGGTGACAAAGCATTATCATATAGTTCAATAAAATTATTCATAAAAAAAGTGGCATTAATGCCACCTATAGAGGGTTTTACATGCCGCGCCACCAATTCTTTAACTGGAAATTGGAAACCAGTACATCATGAAAATGTAATTACATCTTGACCCGCAGCACCAGGCATAGGTACTTCTCCGGCAGCATAAGTAGCAGCACTATCTAAATTGAAATTAATATTGTCACCAATATATCCATCATATAAATCAGAATTAGATGAAGGAAACTGAGGTTCATTGCTAGCAACAAAGGAACGTTTCATGTCTTCAATATCTTCAATGATGTTAAGAATCTTACGAAGTTTAATAGCAGAAGCAGTGCCAGTTACAGAACCAAGAGCAGAACGAAGTTCTTTCTCAGCAGTATCAAGGCGTTCATAGGTAGTCATAGTGTTTGTAAATTCAGGAGGTTTTGCAGGAACAAATTTAGTTTGGTTATTGAACTTAAAAGGAGTGTTGTTTAACGACATTATTTTTTATATAGCAGGGTACACCATCAGGATCTAACCATTTGGTATATTCAAAATCTTCCATCGCTGTAGTCATCTGCATTGCATTATCACACAGGTACATATCTTTGTAACGCTTAGTCCAAGGATCTGCTTTCTGAATGCGAAAGTCTGGTTTACCATTGATTTCTAGTACACCAGACTCAATATAACGATAAGGAAAACGCTCAAGAAGAACTTTCATAACCAAAGTGATTTACTTCATAAGAGTAGCAGAGTCAGACAAGAATGTCAAGGTCTTTCTCCAATTGTGTCAATACAACTTCATAGTCATCATCAGGGTCTCCGAACAGTTGCAGACCACGTATGTCATAAAACTCATAGATCTTTTTATAAATGTGTGGATATTCATCCTCAAGATTCACAACTCCGTCCACGGCATCATTAAGAATATCAATGTCCTCGGGGAACTTGCGAAGAATATTTTGTCTGTTCATTAGTATGTGTGAGATACACTACTAATTATACCATAAAAAATTTGACTGTTAAAGCGAACTATTAATCATTTCCATTTTATACTTATACCAAGGATGTACATACAAATTGGGTAAAGATTTTTTAGGTAGACTAATTTGCTCATGCAGATCTTGGATCTGATGACTCATTGTATGAAGTAGACCTTTCATGTAAATAATTTCATTAGAAAGTTCTTTAATTTCGGCGTGAAGTTTTTCGTGTTTCATTAGTAATAGTATACTATGCTTGATGACGGGATTGAACCGCCGACCGCCTCGGTGTAAACGAGATGCTCTACCGCTGAGCTAATCAAGCGTATGGGCAGGGTTGGATTTGAACCAACGTAGGCAGAGCCAGTGGATTTACAGTCCACCTCCATTAACCACTCGGACACCCACCCAAACTCCCAAGGCTGGATTTGAACCAGCGACCAGCCGATTAACAGTCGGCGGCTCTGCCACTGAGCTACTTGGGATTGTTTTGTTCTCTCTTGAGTTTAAAGTACAATTTATAGTATCTATTACACATTTCTCTAAGAATTTTATGGTCTTCAGTAAAACCAAGATTCTTAGTATGTGTACATGATCCTTCCATCTCACTAATAAGGAGAAGAATTTCAACTGGTTTCATAATGTAATGCCTCAAGAGAGGAAGCCCTCAGTAGGATTTGAACCAACGACCTACGCTTTACAAAAGCGTTGCTCTACCACTGAGCTATAAGGGCACACTACACTTATCCGTATGCTATGTGGGCATCACACCCAGTATACTGACAGTCTGCAATGGAGTAAGACACAGGACCACCGTGAATATCCAAAGAGGGTTTATTCCACCAAGTATTAGTGGCACCTTTGGTTGGAACGTCTCAAGTTCCTAACGACTCGCGTAGGACTTGAACCTACGACCGACTGCTTAGAAGGCAGTTGCTCTATCCATCTGAGCTAGCGAGTCATATGAATATTATAACCTATGCAACTAGACCTGTCAACTGGATGGCGGCAAGGTTATAAAATTTAACGCCACAAGAGTTCTTGGATTAGTTACTGGAGAAACGTCATGATCTAGTGTAGCATCAAACATTAATAACTGTCCAGGTTTGGGATAAACAATTTTATTATCTTCAAATACAATCGGAGATTGATCTGGATCAACATCAACATAATAAATGAATGACCACACAAAAGGATAGTGGTTATGTTTGATAGTATAGTCACCTTTTTTATAGGTGGCAACCCAGACATTCAAACAGTCATATTTAACATGATCTTTTTTAATACCATGTTCCTTCATGTTAATTTCACTCAAGAAATCAAAGCAGATATTAATAAGACTATCAAATTCTCTAGTTCTTGTATGAAGATAATAATCTGTATGCCATGCTTTAACATTACTGACATTACAAACTTCTGTCTCTTTAAGTTTTTCAATACTCTCAGACAATTGCTTGTTAAACAATTTATAGTTATCAACAATCTTACTATAAATTGAAGATTGTCTCATCAATGTTTCTTTCTGATACATAATTTATCAACGACGAGAGATGTAATTAAAGTTGATTACACATCGTACCTTTCTATTCGTAGTAGTTGTTCCTGAGTGAAGCATGTCCCCATTAAATATCACGATACGATTAGCAACACTGTCAACCGACTGACCATTCTTAAAAAGTGTTTGACCATTGTTAGTATTAATGTAAAGAACTGCGATTTTCATTTTATCAAGCAAGTGTTCATGATCAACATGAAATCCATGTGTAACTTTTTCAGGAGTTCTAGGAACTAAATTTGCCTTGATACGAACTAAACAAGCAGGATCTAACAATTGAAGAGTCGGTCCTAGAATTTGATATGTATCTTTTGCATGAGGCATCCACTCATTGTCCATATAGAAACAATGAGTAAATTGAAAATCATAATTATCATTTGTAGTTCCTCGTTTTTCACCCAACCAATCTGATGTAGGACCTACAACAGCATCACTATAATGCCATGGAATATGATGAGACATCATCAACCCCTGCAATTGCATGAATTCTTTCTTTGGTAAGAAATTATCAATAATTTGAATATCAGACATTTAATTTATTAAAGTTAGCAGAGAAAGCAATTCGTTTATCCTTAGTAGGAAATACATTATGATTTATACATCCTGGAAATAACACTAGCATACCATCTTCAGGATGAATTTTTAATTTATTTTCAAAAACTATAGGTGAACTCTTATCAGTCACACTAATATAATACACACAAGAAAAATCTGCAGGATAATGATTATGTTTGTATGCACAGTCACCTTCAGTATATTTCATTGCCCAAAAATTAAGACATTCATACTGAGTCTGATTATCATGATAATAATCAACATTAACTGAACGAATAAACTCAAGTATAATTTTAATTAAAAAATTAAAATCATCTGTATCATCTTGTGTAAGATATTCAGTCCTCCAAGCATCAAGATTTGTAGAATGCTTGAGACCTTCAGGACTTGATCTTTGACACCAGTCAATTAATTCAATAAGATTACTGTTGATACTCTGATGGTCATGTAGGAGAGTTGTAAAGACTGGTAACTGCTTTACCACCATATGTGTTTCATGTGATGGCATAATATGCTTCGTAATACTTAGTCACACCTGAAGTAATTTTATGTCCTTGTGAAACCCAATCGTGAGCACAGGAGTATATAGACTCACAGGTGTATTTGGATTTTCGGGTGCTGTCAAGTTCACCACCATACTTTTTAAGAAGGATACTCAAAACTTCCTGTCTGAGTTTCATCCTATCTTCGCTATATCGCCAATCATCATTCATGCTAACACCATTTTTTTTGTGTAGTCAAATGCATATAGTTCACGGTTACCTTTGATGCCCCACCCTAACCAGTAGTATGCAGGAACCATATACTGTCCCACAGTTCGTCCACTACCCTCAAACTCAGGAAGATAGCGTTGGAAAGTAGATTCATTAATCATGTAACGAGTTTGACCCTTAAGTGTACTGGGATCACAACCAAATTTATCACAGAACCTACCAAGGTTATCATAACGTCCTATTGATGTCCACTGGATGAGACCATAACCGCCACTACGACACTCACTATAAGACACTCTAGCACCACCCTCACAAATGTCGGGAGTAAAATTAGATTCTTGTTTGATGTTCCCCATGATTGTAGCAAGGGCATTCTTGTCCTTGATTCTAGTGTTTTCTTGGAGTTCTTCAAGGACATACTGTTCTTCAGGGGAACATGATGGACACTTCCAGGATGGAAATGGCACTACTTCAATAGGTATAATATTATCACGAAGTCCTGTGCCCACAAACTTGCTATTGGGCAGTAGGAATGGTGTTGCAGCTACTGCTGTTGCTGCTAGCAACACGGAATACATAAGATTTCTCATCAGTGTTCATACCAACATACCATGTATATAGAGAGTTGTCAACCCTAAAATAAATACCTATAATACAGAGGCACTAAGGTCTTACCATGAGATTAAACGAAGTAGACGTGGCACGTCTGATTACTGCTTGCAACATGTACAAAGAAAAAACTGGTTCTGAATATATGTGGGACGAGTATACTGAACTTGTAGAAAAATTAGAAAGATTATGCGAACAAGGATACTGTTCAATCACTAGTGATTGAGTGTGTAAGTCCAAACAAAAACAATATTCACACAAAATTAAATACCTAGATAATGTAGTTGCACACAAGTTTGTGAAAGTCTTAGTTACATTTTTTATTGCACTCTTTTTTGCTGCTCCTGCATGGGCAGTAGATGTATCAATGGGTGCTAACGGCAACCTAGCATTCTCCCCAAATGAGATCACAATCTCTGCAGGAGACACAGTTCACTTCATCAATGAATCACTACCTCCTCACAATATTATTGTAGAAGGTCGTGCAGATCTTTCTAGAGAAGCATTACTGTTTGCTCCTGGTGAGTCACAAGATGTTGTATTTGCGGACAAAGGAGACTATAATTTCTTTTGTGGTCCTCATCAGGGAGCAGGTATGACTGGCGTAGTTCATGTGGAATAGTAATCAACAAAATTACTTAAGTAAAGAAGAATGCCAGGAGATGATTGATGACGCCATCCGTAAACACAACCGGAATGCTGGACTTATTTCTATGTGTGTGGGTTGGGTTGTTCTCGCTCTTTTTGCTGAAGGTCTCCTCAGGCTCATCGGGGTCATCCCGCCACTGATGCCTTGGTTAAAAATTACTTTATAGGAAAATTATGAAAGTTGGAATGATTGGTTTGGGTCGCACTGGCGAGGGAATATCCCGTCGTATGCTTAAAAAAGGATTTGAAGTTTGGGGTTATAGAAACAACTATACAAAAGCTGAAGAGCAATATGAATTGGGTTATATCAGTGGATGTGCCACTACTTTAGAAAATCTTGTTAATGTAGTACATTCAAATAAAACTACAGGTGAAACACCTGGAGTCTTTCAACTTGCTGTACCTAAGGAATCAATTAGTGAAGTAATAGATGAGTTACTAACATTTTGTAGTGATGGAGATATTATAATTAATTATTGCAATTGCGATGCTAAAGATAATATAGCATGGTCAGACTACTTGCCAAAAGTGGGGATACAATATATTGATGCTGGCGTTGCTGGTGGTATTTCTGGTATGGAGTATGGATACGGTCTTGTAGTTACTGGTGGAAAGTATGCAGTTGATACATGCCGCACAATCTTTGATGCTATCTCAACTGGTATTAGACCTTCCAGCATCAAAAATAATTATGTAATGTATCCTCAAGATTATGGTTGGATTTATAGAAACTGGTAAAATACAATGACCTTAGCACATGTCCTACTTTTCGGATCACTACCCTTTATATGTGCCACCATATATTTCGGGAACAGAAAAGGTGAGAATAACTATTATGAAACCGACGCCTACTCAGGAAATGGAACAGCGCATTAGAATGAGATTTGCTTTTGCAATGTCATCGTTCGGTAGAATGTTTTTACCTCATGGTATAACACCAGGAATGAGAGCATTCTGTAATGAGTGGTCTCAAATTGAAGAACAACCACCTCAAGGTGATTTGTATAAGGTAGATCGTTACTTCTTAGACTTATGGAAAAAAAGAAATGAACCTCAAGAAACAAATTAAAAAATTAAAAGAGGAAAACCTTAAATTGAAATTAGAAAATATAAAATTGCGTATCAAAATTCAAGGATTATCATATAATGACTGGATTCACCCAAGATCTTGTTTACACAATGATGATCCATGGGATCATTTAGCAGGTTAAAATGAATCACACTCACACAATCTAAATATCACACAAGTAATTATCACATGAAAATTTTTCTAGACACAGCTGATCTGAACGAAATTAAAAAAGCAACACGCACTGGTTTAGTTGATGGTGTCACAACTAATCCCACATTAATTAAACGAAGTGGTAGAACTCTTATTGACGTTGCTAAGGAATTAATTGCTGACTATCCTCAATTTGAAAGTGTGTCCTGTGAGGTAGTTGCCGAGACCGCTGAAGAAATGATTGAACAAGCTCAACAGTTTATTCAGTTAGCCAATAAAGCAATCACTATCAAACTACCATGTACTGTAGAAGGTTTGATTGCATGTAAAGCACTCTCTGTTCTTGGTGTTAAAACCAATGTGACTCTTGTGTTCTCTGTGGCACAAGCAATCATGGCAGCAAAGTCAGGTGCTACTTATATCTCACCTTTCGTAGGTCGCTGCAATGATAACTCATTCAGTGGTGTAGAACTTGTTCGTGCTATCAGTGGAACTTATTGTTCTCAAGGTGTAAGAACTCAAATTCTTGCAGCATCATTGAGAGATGTTCATCATGTATCACGGTGTTTTGCTTATGGTGCTAGCGTTATTACAATGCCACCTAAAGTATTTTGGGCGATGTACGATCATGTACTTACCCGTGAAGGATTAGATCAATTTCAAAAAGATTGGGAAGACGTGCAATGATGCTACAGTTTGCTAGATTTTGTGGAACTGTATTAAACAACCCTTGGGGATGTGGACTACTGGCATGGTGCCTGGTCTTCGTCCCCATTATTGGTATGTGGGCAGTTCATAAATATAGTTGGCAGCACTGGGAACCTTTCCATAAAAAATAAGCATGGAAGCCGATTACACCGTCAATTTAAGAATAGAAGATATACGTCTATTACATCACTGTGTAATAAAAAGACTAGAAATGTGGGAAGGATCACCTGCTCGTCCAGCAGAAGAACAAGAACATTTATGGTATATGAGAAATTCTCTTTACCGAATGATTTTAGACTATCAATTTAATGAATCATGAATCCAGTAATTTTAATCGGTTGCTTCACCCCACTGGTTATCATTTTTATAGTAATGAAACTGGCGGTGTGGGTATCTGCAGTTAATTCAGAAAACTCTTATGTCGGAAAAGAACCTCTACGAAAACGAGGACCCTTCGTGGACAATCCATATGCGGACGTTGATGAAGAGGAAGAGGAATTTACAGATCGCACAGACTATAGATAATGCACTCCACCAATACTATGTTGTGGAGCAAGGAAAACCTGTTCCCAATTGGAGATATGTAAAAGATCAAGATTGGTGGATAGAATATTTAAAAGATTTAGGAATTGATCCGAGGAACCCATGAACTTTGAATTAGAT